GTCAATTGCGGAGGGGTACAAAGTCAGCAGGGGGGAGTCTTTTGCGTGGGAATTCCCTGAATGTGGTACGCTTGCGTCTACGCTGGCATGGCGCAATTGGTAGCGCAGCCCCCTTGTAAGGGGAAGGTTGAGAGTTCGACTCTTTCTGTCAGCACCAACACGCATGGGGATTGGCTGAGACTCGACCAACTCATCGCTTTAGGGCTTTCCGAATTTAAGTCTGGGTGGCTCCCGGATGTATAGGAGGATGTAGTCCCCAGCCGTGTTGGTGAAAGAAGAAGCCTCCATGATTCCGTGAGCCGTCGGAGCCGGTGAGGTCGATAAACGGCCCACCAACAACTTACAAGACAGGAGAAACTTATGGCAAAAAAACCCAGACACATTTTGCGTTACCTTGAAGATCCAAACACTTGGGACAAGCAAGCCTTTGAGACTGCCATTCGCGCAGAAGTCGAGGCAAGCACAGGTACGCTTACAGCCAGCGACGAACTGTTGATTGGCACACTGGTTCTTACCGTTGACAGCCTGTTGTGCGCGGAAATCAATCTGCGCCAGAACGGCCATGTCACGGTGTACGGCAACAATGAAGGCGTGACAGCTTGGTACAAGGTGAGGACTGAGATGGCCGACAAGGCTGTCAAGATTCTTGCCGAATTGGGTCTGGTTGCTCGTGGCCGTCCGAAGCTGAAGAACAAGGTGTCAGAAGTCGATGAGCTATTCGCCAACGCTTGAGGGCGCTTTCCAGTACGCCGCTGGCGTAGTTCGTGGGGACATTCAGGCTTGCGAAGACATCAAGCTGGCCTGTCAACGATTCTTGGACATGGTGGAGCGCAAGGATGCGCCCTACGAGTTTGTTGCGTCCAAGGTCGAGCATGTCCTGAAGTTCGTCAAGTTCTGTAAGCATGTGAAAGGCCCGGATGCTGGCAAATCTATCGAGCTTCAGCCGTTCCAAGTTTTATTCTTGGCTGGTGTCTACGGTTTCCGAGACAAACGGGATACGTCTATCCGGTGGACTACGGATGTCATTCTTTTCGTTCCCCGCAAGTCGGGCAAAACGACCATTGCGTCCATCATCTCTCTCTACGAACTCCAGTTCGGTGATGCGGGTGCGGAAGTTTTCACTCTCGCAACAAACCGTGAACAGGCATCCATTTGCTTTGACTCGTCAAAGGCGATTGTGGAAGGCATGGTTCCGGAGTTGGCCGCAAAGTTCATCGTCTACCGTGGTGAACTCAAGAAAGCGGGAGATTCGACATCCACATACCGTTCGCTTTCTCGTGAGAACCGGAAGACGGGTGACGGCAAAAACCCATCCTGCGCGATGATTGACGAGGCGGCTCAGATTACTGAGCGCCAGTCGATTGAGGTTTTGCATTCGGGTATGGGCGCACGGAAGAATCCGATGCGGATGTACTTGACGACAGCCAGCTTCACAAAAGAGACAAAGTTCTATGAAGACCTTTCTCACTTCCGTGCAGTTTTGCGTGGCGCTGCTCCTGACAATTTTCGTTGGTTTGGCCTTCTTTATAGCGTCGATCCCGGAGATGCTTGGGGTGATCCTGCCGTTTGGGGCAAAGCGAATCCGATGCTTGGCGTTTCAGTCACGACTGAGCACATTCGCCACATGGCTGAAGAGGCGGCAGCAAAACCAGCGAGTCTGAACGAATTCCTGTGCAAGCAACTGAACATCTATGTCAGTGCCAACTCTGCTTGGGTTGACCGCAGGTATTGGGATGAGTCTGTTGCTGCTCTGCCCGAGGACAAGCCAGAGTCAACATTCGTCGCATTCGACTTGGCGCATACGCGAGACTTGAATGCCGTCTGTACTTTGCATCGTTACGGCGAAGAAGATTTTCATGCTCGGTTCCAATTCTTTCTACCGGAAGAATCCATCGAGCTTATCCCGAACCATTACAAGAGCATTTACAGCCAAGCTGTGATGTCGGGCATTTTGCGGCTCACTCCCGGCAACGTGACTGATTTGAACGAGATTGAGTCGTACATTAAGCAAGAATGCGAAAAGCACAATGTCAAAGAAATTGGGTACGATCCCTATAACGCTGCTGCCCTTGTTGCCAACCTATATGCTGATGGCCTACCTGTTAAAAAGGTTGGTCAAGGCATGGCGGTACTATCAAACCCGTCGAAAACAACAGAGCAGTTGATTCTGAAGAAGGCCATCAAGCATGACGGCAATCCGTTTGTTGGCTGGCAGCTTGGCAACTGCGAGGTTTACACGGATGTGAACGGAAACGTCAAGGTTCGTAAGAACGAAGCTGACCCTTCCGCAAAGGTGGACGGAATTATTGCCATGATTATGGCGGTCCATTGCCATTTGGACAATGTATTTGTGTCAGATTCGTTTGGCTTTAGGTCAATCGAGTGGTAATATGTGACCAGATAGGAGCCAATCATGGGAATTTTGGACGTTTTCAAGGGTAAAAAGCAGGTTTCTGAATCGAACTCGATGTTCGGTCAGACGGCTTTGGGTAACAACATCGTCTATCAAGGCGGTGGTCAACAGCCCACTGTAAACACCCAAATTCTCTATGTGACCACTGGCAGCACCACAAATGCTGGCCGTCCTGTGGATATGTCCATGCTGTCGAGAAACAGCACGGTTATGTCCTGTATTGCACTGAAGGCTCGTGCTCTTGCTCAATTGCCAATTCGCATTGTTGCCGAAAAGGACGGTGAATGTGTTGATGCGCTGAAGGACGAAACTGTTGGTCGCCGCGAAAAGGAAAAGGCCAAACAAGTCGCAAAGCTGCTCAATTCGCCCAATAACTTTCAAAGCAAATACGAGTTTTGGTATCAGTGGTTGATGTGGTACGAATTGTCTGGTGAGGCGTTTACCTTGTGGTGGCGCAAAGACCAGAAATCGAGCACAGAAACTGCGATGGAAATGTATGTGCTGGATTCGACGCTGATTGCAGTGACGATTACGCCTACCCGCTATCCGTCCTATCGCCTGTCCACTCCGTCTTACGGTTTTAACCGTGACGAGCCTCTGGCCGCGCATCAAGTAATGCACGTTAAGGAAATGGCGTGGCAAGGTTCTGCTGGTTTCAACAAATCCATTCTTGCCGCTGAACTTGTTGGCCTTGACCAAGACATCGACCTGTACGCCAACTACGTCATGCAGAACGGTGCAAAGCCTTCTGGCATGTTCATGACAGAGCAAGTCATTCCTGATGGCAAGTTCAAGGAAATTGCAGGCCGTCTGAAAGAGGCTTGGAGCAATATGGTCGGGTCGAAGAACTCTGACCCCAGCAAACCCGGTCAGTCTATGCTGCTGGATCAGGGCATGAAATACACGCCGCTGGAAATGCTGAAGTTGCAGGACAACGATACCCGTGAACTCAAGCTGCAAACCATGAAGCGTATTTGCGGTTTGTTTGGTGTGCCGCCAGCCATGATTGGCATCACGGATTCCAAGTTCAACAATACTCAGACGCAGCTTGACGAGTTCTACAAGTCAACGATGTACCCGACATTGGTGAACATTCAGGAAAAGCTGAAGCAGCATTTGTTTGTCGGTTATCCAACGCTCAGTGTGGAATTCGACACAAAGAACTTCCTCAAAGGCGCTCCGCTTGACCAAATGAACTTTGCCACGGCTGGCGTCAAAAATGGCATCATGACGCCCAACGAAGCCCGTGAATATATGGGCATGGCCCCGATTGAGGGCGGTGACGAATTGATCGACAATTCCACTTCTGGTGACGCATCCGATGACGTTATTGCCGGTAGCAGCCCGCAAGACACTGGCGGCGGTGGCGGGAATCAAAAGAAGAAAATGAATATCGGAACGACTTGATAAAAAATGCGTACTGATTCAAAATATCTGGTAGCATTAGCGAAACAGGTCATTCGACCAGAAATTCCGTTGCCAGAACCTAAAGGGCAACCCCCTAAAATACAAGACATCAACCAGTCCATTGCTTTAGGGGCAATAAATGAAGCAACTAAACCTGATCTGCGAAGCCAAAATCAACCTGTCCGAAAAGGCCGCAAGCGGCGAACCGACAGGAAAGATTGAAGCCCGCATTACCACTTGGGGCGCTCGTGAGGGCGCTGATGGCCGTAAATTCTTCTATAAGCCTGAAGGCTTTATGGAGTGGGCCAATGAATTTGCCAAGTCTGGTCGCCCTCTTCCCATGTTCCTCAACCACAACGCTGACATGATGCCTGTCGGCGAGTGGACCGAGATTGAAATGGACGAAGATGGCATGTCTGCCAAGGGCCGACTGTTCCTGAACACAACCGCAGGCTCTGACCTATACCAAGTCATGAGTGAATCGCCAGCCATGTTTGGCGGCGTTTCTGTTGGCGCTTATGCTGACGAATACCAGTGGGTCAAGGAAGACGGAACTCCGTTTCCTGCTGGTTCTCAAGATTATTGGGATGAAGGCTACTTTCAAATCACCAAAGGTGGTCTGCGCGAGACTAGTGTTGTGATGTACCCAAACAATCCGAAAGCAGAAGTCAAAAAGCTGGAGTATTTCCGCAATGACGGCTCTGCTGATCTGAAAGTTTTGGAAGAGGCACTGCGGGATGCAGGGCTGTCCAAGTCGGAAGCGGTTGCCGCCGCATCCGTATTCAAGCAGGTGATTGAACAGCGTGATGCTGTGAAAGAGCCTATTGAAGCTGCGCCGAGTCAGAGTGATTCTGATGCGGAGGCAACCGAAGCGGAAATTCTCGCTGCTCTTGAGCAACGTGAACTTCTCAAACTCCTTGACAAACGCCTGAAAGGTTAATCATGTCGAAAGAAATCATCGAAAAGCTGGATGCTATCGAAGCATCGCAAGCCGAGAAAATTCAAGCAGTGGAAGCTGCTATTCCTGCCGCTGTTGAAGCCGTTAAGGCCGAATTCAGCGAGATGGTTGCTGCTCTGGAAGCCAAAGTTGCTACCGTGCAGGCTCCTGCCATCATGAAGATCGAAAAGACTGTTCGCGGCGATGTGAACAAGTCGGTTCGTGAGCAACTGAAGGAAATGGCTTCTGGCAAGTCGCAGTTTGAAAAAGAACTGAAGATTTTCGCCGACGAAGCCCAGATGGAAGCCTACATCCGTGAAGCCTCGGCTCTGACCGCTGGCGGTGACGGCAAAGGTGGTCGCACCGCTTATGACCCCGTGTTCGTCGCTCTGCGTATGGCTAACCCCATGCGTGGCCTGTCGCGCACCGTGGCTACCGATGGCTCCAGCTATCAGTTCCGTGTGAAGACCGGCAATGCTGGCGCTCAGTGGGGCTACGCCATCCAGAACAACGGCACTCCGACGACTGAAAACACCAGCATTTGGCAAATCGTGCTCAAGGACATCAACGTCCAGTTCCCGATCCGCACTGCTGCTCTGGATGACATCGACGGTCTGGAAGCCAATGTGGTTGACGACATGCTGGCCGAATTCGCTCAGGCTGAAGCCCTGTCGATGATCGCCAACAACGACCAAACCGGCACCGGCTCTACCGTGGCAACTGGTGGCGCTGACGGCCTGCGCGGTCTTGACCAGTACGGTGGCGCTAACGCTACCTACGCTGGTGGCACCACTTCTGTGGCTGCTTTCGGCACCTCTGGCACCGGCTCTACCAGCGGTCTGCACTCGCTGGCTACCTACGACCAGTTGACCACCAACGGCAACACCGTGGGCGCTGCCAACGTGACGTACAAAGACCTCGTGAACTTCATGTACTCGCTGCCGGTCCAGTATCGTAGCGCCAACGTGAAGTGGATGATGAACAACATCTTCCTGTCGCAAGTGCGTGGTCTGGTTGACGACAACGGCGCTCCCATCTTCAACCGTAACGAAGGTCTGTCGGTTGATGGCGTGGTTGGTACGCTGCTGGGCTTCCCGGTGGTTGAGAACCCCTATGTGGACGCTCCTAGCCAAGCCACTACCGGCGATGCTGGCACCACCAGCCTGTACCCGGCCTACTTCGGTGACTTCACCCGTGGTCACACGATCATCGACCGCCTGAACATGCTGGTTCGTCGCTACGACCAGACTCTGCCCGGCTTCATCACCTTCTACGGTGAAAAGCGTCTGGGTACGTCTGTGCGCGATCCGTTTGCTCTGGTCCGCTATCGTTCGACGGCTACCGCCGCCTGATGAGCAGAATGGGGGCTTCGGCCCCCATTTTGTAGGAACACTTTTAGGACACTGCCATGACCATCACCGAAAAAATCCTTAGCGGAATCAAGCAAGCCTACAACGAAGGCGGCAAAGTCACCATCGACCTCAAAGAAGCCTCTGGCATCACCGGCTCTGGTTCTGGCGTGGGTGGTCGAGTGATCTTTGATGACGCATTTGCTGCGCTGCGTTACGCCAACCCTTTCCGTATGGGTTCGCGCCAAATGCCTGTTTCTGGCTCTGACGCTCAGTTCGTCGCCAAAATTGGTAACGCAACCAACCAAACAAACCCTTGGGGCTACCCGGTTCAAAACAACCAAGGTACTCCTGACACGAACACCTCCATTTGGCAACTGCCCGTGCGCGCTGTGACGGCTCAATTGCCCATCCGTATGGCCGTGCTGTCTGATGTGAACGGCCTGCAACCTGAACTGGTTGAAGACCTGATGCTGGAATTTGCACAAGTTGAAGGCGCTTCGATGGCCGTTAACAACGACCAGTCTGGCTCGACCACAACTGCCACTGGCGCAACTTCTGGCCTGCGCGGTCTGGATATGTATGTCTCTGGCTCTGCCGCAGCTTTTGGCACATCTGGCACGGGCATTACCGCTGGCATCCATACGCTGGCAACTGTGGCCCAGACTGGTGGCGGCGTGACATACAACAACGTGGTTGATGTGGTCAACGCTTTCCCGAGTCAGTATTGGGCCATGCCCGGTAACGCTTGGCATATCCGTCCGTCCATGATTGACAGCCTGCGCAGCCTGAAAGATTCTCAGGGTCTGCCCCTGTTCCTTGAAATCGGTGACGAAGACGGCGCTGCTGTGGGCCGCATGTTTGGTTTTCCTGTGATTCCGAACCCGTACCTGTCTACCGCATTCCCGATTTATCTGGCAAACTGGCCTCGTTTCCTGACCATTGGTGACAATGAGGAAATGTCGATTCAGATGTTTGAGCAGACTACGCCCGGTTTTATGACCATCTACGCAGAAAAGCGTGTTGTCTCTACCGTGCGTGACCCGTTCGCTGGCGTTCGCATGAGCGCCTAAGAGGTGAAAAATGGCAGTTGAAAATGTTGTCGGCTACCCTTTTGGGGCACAGACTCGTAATCCGTTCAACTATGTGAAGGTTGAGCAGACGAGCCGTGATGTCTCGACCAACTGGCTCACTGCCGATGAAATCACCAATCATCTGAACCTGTTTGACGATCAAAGTCAGGACGGCTACGTCCTGTCTCTTGAGCTTGCAACACGGATGGCGATTGAGGACTACCTTGGCATGTCCATTTTCGCCACTTCGTACAGGGTGTACTACGGCGGAGAAAGCCTTGCATCGGCTCCTGCAAGCCTTGATCTGCCAGAGGTAAGCCAAGGGTCTAACGTTAATCCAAACCCCGTCACAATCTCTTCTGTGGCGTATTGGAATGATTCGTCGCCGTCCGTTTTGACTGTTGTGCCGTCAAACCAGTATTACTATGATCCCTCCGGGAACAAAATCGTAGTTGCTGGCTTGCCGACTGACATCAATACGGCCATGACTGCTCCTATCGTGGTGAACTACACGGTTGCAGCAAATCCTCTGGCCGCATATCCTGTCATCAAGCAAGCGGCTCTTTTGTTGCTGACGCACCTGTATAACAACAGGGCCAACGCGACAGAAACCAAACTTAAAGACATTCCGTTCGGCGTTCATACGCTTCTTCGCCCATACCGCACATTGGTAATGTGATATGACAATTGCGCGTTTTGAGAATGTTGCAATCAACAATCTGACTTTTGGTAAGTCGGCTTTTGGTGAGCAGTCCACCACTCAGACTGAGTGGTTCAAAACACGCGCCCGTGTCAAATCTGTCTCTAACAATCTCAAGATTGCTGACAAGTATCGTCTGTATCAGGATTTGGTTGAGTTCACGTTCAACTACACGCCGAACATGAAGACGATTACGGAAAATCAACAGTCCTACTCGATTACCTATCGAGGCAAAGACTGGCGAATCGACAACGCCCGTGAATCGAATGACAGAATGACTGTCCATTTCATGTGCTACTACAACAATCCGAGTACGGCGGTCTAAATGGCGCAGCAAAACAATGTTGTCCAGTACGGCAAGGCGATCCAGTACCAACTGAGCCAGATCGTCAATCCTGTGCCGGTTTACGCCGCATTCAACAGGAATTTTGCTGGCGAACCCAAGTTTGTGACTTGGATGTTGCGTGACGTTCACCAGCCTGTATATACAGGCCAGACGCAAAGCAACAAAGGTATTGACACGCCGACATTCCAGATTTCGATTTTTACCCAACAAATCGAAGATGGATTTACAATTTCAGATCAAATTCTCCAGAGTTTGCACGGATATTCCGGTCAGTTGGGTTCGCCCACTGATGGTTTCTTCGTAGCAAAATCTGATGTTTTGTGGCTTTACAACAGCTACAATAACGAAGAGAAAATGGCGCAAATCTATTTGGATTGCACCATCTACATTCCAGCATGAGACAAGACAATTTGTTCAACTCACTTTTGAAGGAAACTCAAAATGGCTCTCATTAACAAAGTCTTGCCGGGTTATACCGCAACCCTCTGGTGTCAAGATGACGCAAATCCCACGCCCCTGACGGACGCTCAACTGGCTACTTGGGCCAGCGTGTCTGCCATCATTGGCGCTTCTGCTGGTGGTACTGGTACTGCCGGTATTCAAGTTCCCGTCGAGGCAATCCCCGCTTTCGGTGCTGACGATGCTTTCGCCGCCTACTCTGTGGCTGGCGCTCGTACTGGCGCTAAGATCACTACGCAGAACCAAGTGACCAGCCTGACTGTCACTGCTGCTTGGAACCCTGCTGACACTGCTCAGTTGCTCATTCGTGATGACGGCTACAACGGCACGATCGTTCGTACCTACGTTGTCGCCGTGTATGATGGCACTGACACTGTGGCCTACGCCTTCAACGGCATGGTTGGTGGTATGTCTTGGGACATGTCTCCTTCTGCTGAAGGCAAGTTCAACTTCACGATCCACCCGATTGGTGGCAACAGCTACGGTTGGTCCAACAACACCTGATAAAACATGACTACGACAATAAAAGACAGCAATGACCTTCTGAGTTTCCTCGTAGCCCAAGCCGGTTCCCGCAAGGACTGGTTTGGGTTTACGCAGCAACGCATTACGTCCATTGCTTTGGCTCACGAAATCGCTGCTAAACACGCAGACAAGCTGACTCCCACGGAGGCGGTTGATTATGCTATTGAGTTGAACCAGCAGATTTACGACAAGATTATTCAAAACAGGAAATGACATGACACGACTTGGCAGCGCATTCAAAAATTCAGACGCCCTTCGACTCAAGACATTTGAACTCGGCGGGCAAATCTTTCGCGTCCGTATTCCTTTGACCAAGGAAATGGAAGCGATTGAAGAGCGAATCAAAAAGATTGATGAGGTAGAAGAGCAGCGCCGTTACGACAAAATGGTTGCTGGCTTTACTGACGTTGAAATTGACGGCATCGTCAAGACCGAAAACGACATCATTGTTGAAGGTCGCTCAACACGAGATATGGTTCGCATGGTTCTCCAAATGGAGAATCGTGTGGTGGAGTTCATCAAGTTGCTGGTCCCGGTTGACGGGACTCTTGATGACATTACCTACGAAGAAATTGATGCAGAATGGCCGATGACGGTCCAGCTTGATATTTTGGCGAAAATCAATGAAGTGATTGCGCCCGGATACAAGGAAGAGCGAAAAAACTAATCAAGGACATTCATCGTCAGGCAAGGGCTTATATCTTTGCTCACGGTGGGTGTCCTGACGAAATTCCGGTGGACGACATGCGTGCCATCGAAATCATGTTGTCTGATGGCATGATAGGAAATAAGGCGGTGCTTCTGGCCTTATCAGCCTTGACCACAGGCAACTTGAACGCGAAAATACAAAAGACAGCAAAGCCATTCCGCATGGAAGACATTTTGCCGTCAACACACGATTACATTGTTCCGCCTCTAACCGAGGAACAGAAGCGAGAGCAGGTCAACAATCAGTTGCTGGCCTTCATTGCCATGAAACCGGGGTCGGAGGGCTACATAAAGGCTTGACATGGCAACTGAGATTTTTCGGATTGAAGGCTTGGAAGAGTTGGAATCCAAGCTGTCCGAAATCATGGCCTTGGGCCGTGCAGACAATGTTGCCCGTCAAACTGTCGTGAAGGCTGCAAAAGAGGCCATGCAGCCTGTTTTGATGGAGGTGCAGTCCACAGCACCATATGATGCCGAAAAGCCTCGTGATGCCCGAAATCCGATCCACTTGCGCGATACCGTCAAATTGACGGCCCGCATCCCAAACGACACGGATCGACGTTCCACAATGATTAACCAGACAGATGTGGCCGTTGCTGTCGTGTCTGTCAAAAAATCGGCAGTTTCTCTTGCTCAAGAGTTGGGCACAAAGAAACTTGCACCGCAACCTTTTCTGCGCCCTGCCCTTGCAAAGCACAAAGACACCGTTGTTGCTTTGTTTAAGGACGAGTTGGCTACATACATCAATGAAGTTGCGGCTAAACAAGCCCGGAGGAAGAAGTAATGGCTTCTCAATATCTTGCGCGACTTGGCATCGTCCTTGGCATCGACAGCGGTGAACTTGTCCAAGGCATTAGCGATGCCAAGAAACAGTTTCATGGATTTGCCAGTCAGGTTGAGAAAGACACTAAGGCTGCTGCTCGTGAGTTTGAGGCTCTTCGGGTTGCGACTGAGGATTACGGCAAGACACTGACCAAGGTTGAGCAAATCCAGCGCGAAATTGAGCGCGGACGTTTCATGTTCGCATCGCAGAACGTGAAAGACAAACTGATGGAGCAGGCTAGGGCGTATGACGCACAAGCTGCTTCAATGAAGAAAATGAATGGTGTTATGACTGAGCAGCAGCGTCTGCAAGTCGGATACCAAGTCACTGACTTCTTTACTCAGGTTGCCAGCGGTCAAAACGTGTTGGTTGCCTTCCTTCAGCAAGGCGGTCAGTTAAAAGACACTATGGGTGGCGTGGGCAACGCCATAAAAGCCCTTGGCACAATCTTTACTCCATTCAGCGTTTCTCTTGCTGCCATTGGCGGTTACTTTGCGACGATTGCATTTGCCGCATACAAGGCAGACCAAGAGCTTGACAAGTTCAATGACACGCTTGCACTGACTGGTAACTTTTCTCGCGTCACGCTTGCAGAGTTTGAATCTCTGTCGCGTGAAATGGCAAAAGCAAGCGGCATGTCTATTGGCAACGCCAAAGACGCCCTTATGGAGCTTGTTGCCTCTGGCAAGTTTACCGAGCAATCCATTGATGCTGTCCAGCGTGCTGTACTGACGTTTGCGCGTGTGGCAGGAATTTCTGGCGCTGAAGCAGCAAAGGAACTTCAAAGCGGTCTTTCTGGTTCTGCTGCTGATGCAAAGTCTCTTAACGACAAGATGAATTTCTTGACGTTGGAGCAATTCAAATACATCGAGGCATTGAACAGGGCTGGCAAAACGCAAGAGGCGGCTCGTGAGGTTGCAATTGCCCTTACGACTCAGCTTGAGCTTCAGTCTCGTCAAGTTGGCGCTCTTGAGGGTGCTTGGAAGAGCGTCACAAAGGCTTTCTCTGAGTGGTTTGAGTCCACCAAAGAAAAGCTGCGCGATCCGACTATTCAAGAGAATCTTGCGGCTCTCGACAAGCAGATTGAGACTATTCAAAACCGCATGAAAAAGGGCGGATTGTTTAGCGGCCCAGAGGCTGGCAATCAAAAGATTCTTGATTCGTTGCTTGCTCAAAAAGAAAGCCTGCAAGAAATTGAGCGTCTTCGTGCGCGATCTGAATCTGCAAACAAAGTTCCTGATGGTGAAAAGAGCGCAATCAACCGCTACGAAAAAGCTGGCGGTCTTGCTTCTCAAATCAGGTTTGCGGAAGAAGCAGCCAAGCTAGAAATTGACGCAAGATTCAAAGCAAGAATCGCTTCTGCAAACGAAGAGCAGCGTATTGAGCTTGAGCTTGAGCAAAAGAAGGCGCAGGCTTTGCAGGAGGAGCGCAAACGAAACGAAGAGACATTTGGTGTATTTTCTGTCGAGATGGCTCGTATTCGCGCAGCCAAAGTTGGTGAAGCAGAAGCAGAAGCCGAGCAAAAGCGTATTGACCTTCGCAAGAAACGATTCATTCAGGAGCTTGATGCCGAGATTAACGCTCGTCGTAACGCCGAAGAAAGACAGCGAGAGCTTGACCAAAAGCAAATTGATGCAGAGCGCAACGTCAACCGCATGACTGAGACTGCAAAGATTGAAGCCGAGTTCCAACGTGATCGTTTGCAGATGCAAATTGAGATGGTTGGCGCTACTGAAAAGCAACTCAAACTTGCCGAGCTAACTCTTGAGACTGAAAAGCAAATTGCAGTCTGGAAAAAAAGCGAAGAATACAACTTGCTTTCAGACAAAGACAGAGAGTTTTATGAGCAGCAGATGAGGCTTGTTGCTGATGCGAAGAAAAACAATCTTGAGCTTGCCGAGTCCTTAAGGTACGTGCAAGGCATGTATGACGCTGTGTGGTCGAATATGTCTTCGGCAATCGAGCAGTTTGTTCGCACTGGAAAGTTGAGCATCAAGGACTTCACAAAGAGCGTGATTCAAGACATGCTCATCATGAACATGAAGTTGCAGGCCATGACGTTGATTCGCGGCTTGCTTGGCAGCTTTATCCCTCAAGTGGCATCCATGAGTCCAAGCCAATATGCTTTGGATTTTGGTGGTGCAAGACTTGGCACAAGGGCGAACGGTGGGCCTGTGTCTGGTGGCTCTCCTTATCTTGTTGGCGAACGTGGCCCAGAACTTTTCATGCCGTCTGGTTCGGGCACAATCGTTCCCAATCACATGCTGGCAAATAACACTCCGGTGACGAACGTGACCAACAACTACATCAACGCAATTGATGCCAAGTCTTTTGAGCAGCGTTTGCTGGAAAGCAATCAAGCCATTTGGTCGGCCAACCAATACGCAACCAAGAACATGGCAACGAACTTTGGGAGAACATGATGTCGTTCCAAACCATTTTTGAGAACCAGCAGTCGATGACTGTAAATACCCGAAGGACGGTAGGCCAGCAGGTCAGCCGTTCTGGTCAAGTTCGTGTTGCTCAATACCTGACTTCCGTGCCTTGGGTCTTTACGGTCACGCCACACAACTATCTGTCATACGCCACTTCGCGTCAGATTATCCAGACGATTGATAACCTTGATCGTCAGTTGCCCGAAACGATTACGTTCAGCAGCGCAAATCTGGCTTGGTTTACAGACTATCAGGGCGAGTTGACTACGGCTCAGGTCAATGCTTTGACATTGGCTTCTGTGCCGCCAGCAAACTCGCAGACCATATCTGTTGGCAATCTTCCCAGCATTGCTTCTACAAAGGTTGTGTTTAAAGCTGGTGATTTCCTTCAGATTGGCAGCTACACATACAAGGTGACGCAAGATGTTTTGCGTGGTGTCAATACAACGGTTTCCGTGAGCCTGCATCGACCAGTAATTGGCACTCCCACGATTGGCACTTTGGCTGGTGTTGGAAACGCATGTGAGTTTACTGTCTTGGCAGAACGCTGCCCGACATATACACTTACGCCTGCGCCCGGTGGAGCTTTTGTTAATTGGGACGAAGCATTCGTGTTTCGAGAGGACATTACAGGATGAGTACAACAATGACGGCTCTGAATAGCTCGTCTATTCGATACGCCGAATTCATAGAGTTGACAATGCCGTCGAACGTTTACACGTTCTGCAATGCTGCTGCGCCTGTGAGCGTCAATGGCATAACCTTCACCAATCTTGGCAGTCTTCTCAGCATCTCAGACATCAAGCGCGACATCAAGGCCAACAGTTCTGATCTGAATATCTCGCTGACAGGGGTTGACGGAACAAACGTAGCAATCGTCCTGAGTTCCGAAATCAAGGGTTCTCGCATCAAGGTTTGGCGAGGTTTCCTTGACGAAAACAATCAAATCATTGAAACGCCAACACAGCAGTTTTTTGAGCGTTATCAGGGCATTGTGTCCAACTACTCAATCACTGAGGATTGGAACGAGCAGCTTCGCAGCCGTGTGGCTACTGTTGGCATCTCCTGCGCATCGTTCCGAACTATCCTCGAAAACCGAGTTGGTGGCGTTAGAACAACGCCAAAGATTTGGCAAGCCTTCTACCCCGGCGATAACAGCATGAACCGAGTCCCAGCTATTGCTGGCTCATACTTTGATTTTGGTGGTGAACCAACTACCGGAAGCCAAGCAGTAACACAGGCACCATCACAGCGACGATTCGGACTATGATTCGACTGGCAACAAGATACGACATTCCAAGACTGCTTGAGATTGTGGAAGCGTACTCGTTTGAGTACCCCATCGAGACACTTGGCAAGACACACTATCACATGCCCAAATATGTGGAAGAGCTTTTGTTCTCCATCATTCAAGGCCGTGGTTTTATTTTGATCGACGACCACATGAAGGGTGCGTTGATTGCTGTGAAGCAAAACAACATCTGGTGTCCGGGCGTTGTCGAGCTTCACGAGCTTTTGTGGTGGGTTGAACCAGAACATCGCAACACGACAGTTGGCGGAAAACTTTGGATCGAATACGACAAGATTGCAAGCAAGATGCTCAAGGATGGCGTTATTCACTGCGCATACACTTCAGTATCTGCAAAAGGGCCACTGATAAATTACATGAAGCGCGGATACAAAGCTGTCGGCGCTAGTTTCGTGAAGGAATAAAAATGGTCGGGTCATTGATTGTTGCCGCAATAACAAATACTGCTGTTGCGGCTTTCACATGGGGCATGACCGCCGCAGCTTTTGCTATTAACTTTGCTGTGTCGCAGGTTTTGTCTCGCGCATTTGCTCCTGACATGAGCAGCGGACAAGCCGTTGACAACGGTGTTCGACAGCAGGTTCCTCCATCATCTACTAACAGCATTCCAATTGTTTACGGTGACGCTTACCTTGGAGGCTCATTCATCGACGCTGTATTGAGTACAGACGCCAAGACCATGTACTACGCATTGGTCATTTCGCATATCAGCCCCAATGGTCAGTTTTCGTTCAATCTGAATGAAATGTATTGGGGTGATCGCAAAATCACGCTTGACGCAACAGACAAAACCAAAGTTGTTAGCCTGACTGACGGAGCAGGCAACGTCGATACAAAGGTAAGTGGCAATCTTTTCATTGCTCTTTACACCTCCACACAGTCTGGCGTAATTTCTTCTGCCAACGGCGCTTCTGCTCCATCTACTTTTATGGGAGGCTCCGATATTCCGTTTGAACTTCGCTGGTCGCCTTCCAGCCGTCAGATGAACGGCCTTGCGTTTGCCATCGTCAAGATGAACTACAACCGCGAAGCCGAAACGACGAACATGCAGACGCTGACCTACCGTGTCAGCCATTACCTTAACAATGCTGGATGCGCCAAGCCGGGTGACGTTTGGTATGACTATCTGACGAACGACAAATATGGTTGCGCAATGCCTGTCGATTTAGTTGATTCTGCATCGGCCACGGCTCTGAACGCATACTCTGATTTGACTATTCCGTATACGCAGCCGGGAGTTGGAGTTCAATATCAGCCGCGCTATCGCATAAATGGAGTGATTGACACAGGCCAATCTTGCCTGAACAACATCAACTCCATCATGATTGTCTGCGACTCATGGAACCAATACAACGCAGCCAAAGGCAAGTGGAGCGTTGTCATAAACAAGGCAGAGTCGCCATCCTACGCTTTTGACGACGACTCCATCATTGGTGAAATTCGCGTCAGTGCCTACGACATTACGAGCAGCATCAACCAAGTCGAGGCAGAGTTCCCAAGCGGTCAAAACCGCGACCAGTCGGACTTTGTGTATTACGAAACTCCGCCAGAGTTGCTGTATCCAAACGAGCCGATCAACAAGCAGTCCGTACAGCTTGCCATGACCAACGATTCTGTGCAGGCTCAGTACCTTGCTACACGTTTGCTTGAGCAGGCTCGTGAAGACCTGATTGTCAGCTTCAACACCGCCTATGTCGGAATTCAGGTTGATGCTGGCGATGTTGTCACTGTGACCAACTCGTCTTACGGCTGGTCGAACAAGCCATTCCGTGTGATGCGTGTGTCGGAGGCGTCTTTGCCTGATGGCAACCTTGGCGCATCGCTTGAGTTGAACGAATACAACGCTCAGGTGTACGACGACAAGGACATCACCAAGTACGTTCCTGCGCCCAATACTGACCTTCCTGACCCGTCTTACTTCGGTCCAGTTCCTGCGCCTGTTGTCGTGTCCAGCTTTCCGTCTGCCGTTGTCCCCAGCTTTAACGTGCAGCCGTATATGAGTGGGTCGAGCTTTGCGACATACGCAGAAGTTTGGTATTCAGCATTCCCCAACCCAACAGCGACTCAGCGGCTGCTTGGCGGCACGACTGCACTACCCAGCAATGGTGTGCCGTTTTCTGCTGGTCAAACGCTACCCACGGTCAACCTTGCCATTCCTGCTGGAGATTGGTATCTGTTTGCCCGTCTGGTCAACCCTATCGCCAACAGCGAATACTCTTCTGCATCGACTGTGTTCAAGTGGCGTCCGACAACATTCCAATACACAGAACGTTGGATTGCTGTGGCCTATGCTGATAGCGCAGATGGCACTGTTGGGTTTAGCCTGAATCCCAGGAACAAGACCTACTATGGCTTGTTGAACAACGCAACGGCCAACGGAAGCCCAAATCCTGCTGATTACACATGGTACGCAGGCAGCTTTGGCACATCCAACTATCTGTTGATTGCAAACCGACAGAACAGGAAATTCAGCTTTGCGATTGGCAACGCAGGATTCTCAAATCTTGGCGGCGCATTTGTTCCTACTGAAACATCGGTGTATGACACATCGCTCTGGGGTGCGCTTGAGGATGGTCAGAATTACATTGACCTTGACAAACGTACTGGTCAATTGACCAAGGCTGGAACAACCGCTGTTAGCTCTGCTGATGGTCTTTTGAGCGTGAGCAACAACACTCAAGGTTCGATGGTTGTGTCTTTGCAAAAGTTCTTGAACTTTGGCGCTGGTGTGTATTCCAAGACATTCAGCACCGCCACACTGACGGTTGATGTGTTTGGTCGCGTGGTTGGATTCACGCAACCTGACGACTTTTACTACACAGAGACTGTTTTTTCCGCAACTGCTGGACAAACCACATTTGCTGTGAATCATGTGGTGGGCAACATTCTTGTTTTCCGCGATGGCGTCCTTGCGGACACAAGCGAATACACCGAAACCACGACAAACTTTACGTTCTCAAATGCGTGTGCAAGTGGCGAAATTGTGGTTGTCATCAACATGCGTGCTGTCAGCACAGATCAATACTACGAGAACATCAATGGATTGATTGCCTCTAGCACATCTAACTCGATTACTTATGTTGACCCGCTTTACCAAAACGTTATTGCTGGTGACTTGCTTTGCTTTGCTGCTGCTCAACCTCAGCCAACAGACAATCCGACAACTTATACGGTTCAATCTATCAACATTTCCACAAAAACCATCACATTTACAACCAGTATTTCTGGCGCAGTGAATGGGTATGGCGTCTTCAGAAAGCGTGCTGCTGGCTCGACCTATACGCCATTTAGCCGATACACGATAGACGTATCTTCTGCCAATACTGTGACACCATCTAATTTCACAATCCGTAATGGTTTTGAGATGATTTATGTGAACGGTGTCCAGTTCAACGAAATTGATTACGATCTTTCTGGCAACACTTTGGGCGGCTTCCCTGCGCCAGTCACAGGAAAAATGACGTTCATTATGTTCACTGAGAACAATTTTGGCGTTCCGGCTTCTAACGTGGTCAATACAGTCTCATATTCAATCAATGGGGCGCTTTCCTATGTTTACCCCAACAATCCATTGGCGATGGAGGTATATGCCAACGGAGCACTTCTCGCAAAAGGTTCTGGCTACGATTACACCGTCAATTCTGGCGGCTACAATCTGACGCAGGCTTTTAACAACAACTTTACCTTGCTCAACCAGCAAACATTTGCTAGGATTGGCGACGCATAAGGACTTGAAATGACACAAGCCTACAATCTTTCCCAGCTTGCGAACAACCTGGATTCATCTGGTCGGTTGGATGCAACTGATGGCCTTGTAAATGCTGTTCCTGTGGCTAACGGAGGCACTGGCGCTTCTAGTCAATCTGGTGCCAGAACCAATCTTGATGTCCCATCCAGGTCCGGTGATGGTGCTTCTGGAACTTGGGGCATTGATATTTCTGGCAATGCGGACACTTCTTCTACATCTGATGTATCTGTAAAATTGCAGACAGCAAATTGGACCGTAGAAGAGGTTGGTAGTCAGCTTCTTTTTAAATTTGGCGGCGTCACAAAATTTGTGATGGACCAGATAAACGGCTTTACTTCCGAATAAGGAGAAAAAAATGGCAATCACAGTTGGCGGAACAGCCATTACTTTTAACGATGGCACAACTCAAAGTACTGCTGCTGGATCATTTCCTACTACCATTGGGGCAGTCGGTTCATACCTTGTAATGCTATATGTACCGGGTTCGAACTTGGCGCTTGACGCCACAACTGCCGGGTCAAACCTGCGTTATAACTATACGGCATCAACCCCGGTTTCAAGTATACCTCTTGGCCAAGTTCTTATAGCAAGTAATCCGATGGCACTTGTTATGGCGGCAGGTTCCTCATATACAGCGGGTGGCACAGCGCCTTCTGGCACCTGGAGAAAAATGACGCAGGGGGCTACATATTTTTCTGACAGTTACGGCAATAGTTATAGAGCGCCTGCACTGTATTTGAGAATTTCTTAAAAGGAGAAAATATGCAATTTACTGTCAAAACCGTGACAAACCCAGTTTGGGCAAACATTGAGCACACGATGATCGACTGTGAAGTCGTGTTTTCCCATCTAGGAGAAATGCCTGTACCTTTTACGGCCTCCAAAAATGATCCTGAAGCATATGGCCGAGAGTTGTTCGCGCGTTTGGAAATTGGCGAGTTTGGGCAGGTCGCAGAATATGTACCTCCGCCAGAGCCTAGCCCTGATGCTCAAGAACCCCCAACACCGCCTATTGGTGAAATCCCGCAAAGCGTGCTATGAGCAGCCCCGTCGTACACATTGGCTGTGTTGCCAACCTTTTTTCGCGCATGATGCGATTTGAAAAGGCTGGCGATATTGAAATCGGTCACACGCACCAATTCGATCATCTGACGTTGCTCGCCAAGGGCAAGCTCAAAGTGACCGTCGAAGGCGTCAGTAGTGAGTTCACAGCTCCCCACATGATCTACATCCACAAGGATAAGGTCCACGAGCTTGAGGCGCTGACCGACGAGACTGTGGCGTACTGCATTCATGCTTTGCGTGATAGGGAAAATAATGAAATTATTGACCCTTCGATGATTCCTGCTGGTGTGTCTGCGCTATCAATCGCTGCTCCGGTATGTAAGTGATTTGTGGCCCGTTTGGGCCATAATCACTTCAAGACAAGACAGAATCCGTAGCCCCGCGAGTAAGCGGGGAGCGTCACCACCCGAGATTTGGGGAACCAAATGGCTGTCTTATATTGGCTTCATCTGCCAGATGAAAAAGATGTGCTGACACAAGGCTATGTC